TGGCAGCGGCACATCCCTGGCCGCCCCGCCCGGATCAAGGTACTGGATCACCGCATCCGCATCTGTCAGTGACCGGTCAGCCGATAGCACCTCCGTGTTGGCCGGGATCGGGGACTGTTTGAGCAGCTCGCTGACAAGATCAATCCGCACTCTCCTGGTGATCTTCTTCGGAGTACCGTGCCGGTTGATCACAAAATAATCCGTCAGTTTCGGATCGGTGATTTCTGCAAGGTTAGAGATCAGGATTCCTTCAGGGTCTGTCATCGTAATTTCTCCTAAACAACAAGAACAACCATCCCCAGGCCGGCAACCCTTGAATTAGGCGTTACTTGCCTGGCTTGAGCAAATACGGATTTGACGCCAGTTGTGGAAATTGTTCTAAATGCTACGCCGGAAATTGGAAAAATACCCGTGGTGAGCTGCGTGTGAGATAGCCACGCTCTTACAGCAAGTGCATCCATTGATACTTCAATATCTGTTTGCCCTCCAGAGCCAAGCACGGTGTGAATCCCACCGCCTAAAAACGCAATAATCACAGAATTGGCACGCTTGATTGTTACATCCAGCGATAATCCGGGAATGGTCTGATCACTGTCGGTCACTGTAATTCCCGGGCCTGGCGTCTGCGTCGCTGTATATACGTCAATTGCGCCGACCCATTTAAGTTTAGTTGGCTCGCCCAAATCAGATCCCAACAGCAGCCCGCTTGCCAGTGGCGCCGCCAGCGCCGCAATCTCGTTCAGCCCAATCCCCGCCAGGATCTGCCCCGCCGCTGTCACTTTCGCCGGCGCGCTTTCATTCACCGCCGCCGCCAGCGCGTTGATGTCGCTGCTCGAAATTGGACCACCAGCCTGCCGGCTGGTGTTTACCGGATATCCGTTTGCCATAACTCCTCCTAGATAGCGTACCCTTTGGCCGCGTCGTCATAAACGTCTATGTCATACCGTGCCCAGTTCACCGCCATGTCCGATGTCCGCATCACGTACCACCGAAAATGGATCACATCCGTCTGGTGCGCCCACTCGCACCCGTTGATGATGAAATCGTGCCAGATGCCCGTCACCGCTTCCTGCAATCCCACCCGGTCTCCCGGTTCCTTTTCCAGGAACGCCACCATGTGCTTGTCGCTGATATTGGCCACCAGGTCAACCCATTGCAAACCACCCACCGCCCGCCCATATTCGCCCAGATAATACTCGCTGAACACCTTCGCCTTGATCGGGTCCACCTGATACGGCATGTCCAGCTCCAGCGTCTCCGCCCCAAATTCCACCGTCACATCCTCGGCCACAAAGCTCACTGTGTCATAGGCATATAAACCGTATCCTCGCGCTTGATACGCTATCACCCAGCCGCCTGATGACCGATGATTGGTAAACGTTACATACACTTCGCTTGAACCATAAACCGGCGTTACGCCGAGATCATCTGACAGGTTAGTGCCATTTCCGCCTTTTAGTGCGTTGAATGAATAATCCACATTCTTTTCAGGCGGCTGCATATCAAACCCCGCCACGTTCAGCGCCTTGTTGTTTGGGTCCCGATACGGGATCTGCACCGTCACGCTTGCCCCGGCCGCCAGAAAGATCGGCGATTGCAGCCTGGCCAGCACCTGCACCTCTATGTCCGCATACCGTGGATACACCCGCCCATGCACCCGGTTATAGACCTGCCCGCCAAACTCTGGCAGCAAATCCCCGATACACTCAAAATCCGCTTCATACGTGTCGTCGATCACCAGCCGCTGCCCGTCCTCTGTCAACAGAAAGCTCCCGTCCTCCGCGCACAGGCTGCGCGCATACGCCTGCGACCGTTGTAGCTCCGTTTTTTCCTTCAAAAACCGGCTGAAGCGATTCTCAAAAACCAGCGTTTCCCCGTGCGTCTGGTCCCGTTTGACATACAGATACCCCGGCTCGCTCGCCACCAGTTTGGCCGCTTCGCTCATCAGCACCGTGCCCGCTTTTGCCTTGTCAAACACCGTCTCAAACGCGTCCTGCCCGCTGGCGAATTCCGTGTTTTGTGGTTGCAGCGGCAGCGGCATATCCCCGATCAGCACCCGCAGCGCCTGGTCAGCCCGCAGGCCGGTCTGCACCTCCCGCCCCCGGATCTCGTAACTCGCCGCGGCTTCCATCCAGTCCCGCACTTCCACCCCCGTGCGCCGCCCGTCCCACAATCCGGCTTCCGCCCGGATCCCGTTTTTCGGCACCCGCCCCAGGAATTTATAGTACGTCTTCCCTTCATACGTGAACCGCGCCCGCACCCGCATCCCGCCCGCAAACCCTTCCCGGCAGGTATACGTCCCCGGCGAATAATACCCCATCGTCCCCGCCGAGTTGCTGTGCGAATTGTTGAGCTCAAAGAACAGTTGCCCCGTCCCCGCCATCCGCTGGTTCGGGTCGTTGCCTTTGATCCCGTAACTCGCTTTTGCTTCGGAATCAATCACGTCCTCTGTGATCTCCACCCACACATCCGGCGCCAGTTCCGCCTCCAGCGCAAAAGCCGCGTCCACCCTGCTCATCGCGTCAGCCCCAGCACCGCATCCCGAAATGCCAGCGACAGTTGCATGCCCAGCATATCGATCTTCTTTTCCAGCGCAGACGTGTCAAGCTGTGTCCGTGTATCACCACCAGTCACAAATCCTGTCACCCCCGGCACCTCCGGCAGCAGCTCCAGCCGCGCCGAAAACTGCGGCAGCGTCCGCCCCGAAAGGTCCTTCATCGCTCCCTGGATGCCCCGCAAACCCATCTCAAACGGCGTCGGGCTCCCTGGGGTGAACAGCTTGGATACGTCCAGATTTTTCAGCGCCGCGGTCAATTTCTGAACCCGACCCAGTATCCTCTCCATCACTTTCCAGATTTCATCGAACGCTGGCTTCAGTTTCGTGCCCAGCCAGTCCGCCACCGTTTTGATCACCGGCCCGAGCTTGTCGCTAAACCACTCATACAAACTCATAATCGCCGGTATAACCACGTCCTTCATCAACTGCGCATAAAGCCGAAATGCCACCCCCAGCACCGCTCCCACAAATTCCGCGATCGTCTTCAGTACCGGGAACACCTTCTTGCTCAGATACTCCCACACCGCGCTCAGCGCGGGCAGCAGTTGGTTATCCCAAATGTCTTTCAGTTTGGCAATCGCCGCCGGCACGTGCTCTTTCAGCCACGCTGCCAATTCAGTGAACGCCGGCTTGGCCTTGTTCTCCCAGAACTCCGTCAGCGCCGTGCGGATCCCCAGGAAATCGTTCTCCCAGGCCGCCCGCAGCGCCGCCACCACCGCCACCACCGCCAGGAACGTCCCGATCACCGGCGCCACCGCCGCAATCATGCTCCCGATCGCCGGGATCACCAGCGTTGCGATCGCCACCCCCACCCCGGCCAGCACATCGCTCAGTTGCACATTATCCATGATGAACTCAGCCACCGGCTGCAAAACCTCCCACAGCCTGGCCCCGAATTCCTGTAACCGCATCGCGAACGTCACGATCTGGTTCGCCACTTCCGGCGGGAACAAACTACCAATCAGCGATGCAAACGCACTTATCGGTGTCTGTCCGTTTTCCAAACCAAACACAAAATTGTCAACGGCTTCTACGATCTTGGCAATGACCGGTGCTATCTTTTCAATCGCCCTGGTCAAAACCGGCGTGTATTTTTCGGCCAGTTTGCCAAACACACCCATCACCGTATCCAGCACCGGTAGGAACGCCATCCCGATCTGGTCTTTTGTGTTCTGGAAGGTCGCCTTCATCTGCGCCATTTTGGCTGCCGCATTCTGTGTTGCGTCCGGCATGGCTGCCGTGTTGGCCGCCAGCTTCTCCAGCGAGACGTTCATCATCCCCGCCTGCACCTGGGCCTTGTCCAGGGCGCTTTCCTCCACCCCGAACATCTCCGCCGCCCGCGCCGTGGCCTCTGCCAGGCTCACCTGGATCTTAAGATTGTCCAGAATAGGCGGGCTCAGCCGGCCCACGCCCTTCACCAGGCTGTCCATCAGGTACCCCATATCCTCGCCCGTCGCTGCCGATACCTTGCTCAGATACTGCATCGCATCCGGCAGTTGCTGGGCAAACGACAAGCTCACCAGACTGGCTGCATCGTTGAAGCTCCGCATCAGGTCCCGGTTGGCAACCATCCCCGAGCTGCCCTTCCTCAACGCTTCCAGCATCGCCTTGCCGCCCACGCCTGCGCTGTCAGCCAGCCCGTCGAACGCGTCTGCAATGCCCTCCACTGGTGCCGCATCGATCGTCACCTTCGATAACGCCGCTCCAACACCTGCAATGACTCCAGCCGCAACCCCGACTCCCGAAAGCGCAACTGCTCCTACTGTCTGCAGGTTGCCAACGATCTTGTCAATCGACGCGCCGATCTTGCTGCGCGCCTTCGCCAGGTCGCCGTCCAGTTTGTCCATTGTCGCCCGAATGGGGACGTGCGCCTCGCCTAATTGCGAACTGGTAGCCATTTCTTAGCCTTCTCTTTCATCTCGCCAAACTCCTGCCGCCGTTTCTCCAACTCCTCACCGCTCAGCGCCTTTGCCTTCGGGTTGGCAAGCAGCTTCTGCAGCGGCGGAATCTTCTTCATCCGGCTCAAAACCGCCACATGCCATGCCAGCCAGGCCCGCCCGCGTTGCTCCTGGTCAAACCGCCAGGCTGCCGCCTCGATCACTGCCGCGGTTTCCCGCGGTGTCATTCCCCAAAACGCCTGCACCGATACGCCGCACTTCAACGCCTCCACCATGAGCTTCTCAAAATCATACGGCTCATGGTGTTCTATGCGTTTGGGTCCGCTTCCTCGTCGCTATCGCCGCCGCTTAGCACTTCTGCCACAGCTGTCATCACATCAGCAGATACCCGTGAAAATCCGGCCACGTCCAGCACCTCATAGGCATCATTCAGCGTCACGGGATGTCCACCCACACGCGCATCTCTACGGGCAGCTTCCATCCCTGCCCGCAGCACATGCGCCACGTCCGTCACACCGCTCGTTCCGTCCGCAAAGCCCTGGGCAATGGCAATGATCGATTTATGCAGTTGCCCTTCCACCTCGGCCAGCGCCCGGTTGGTGAACAAAACCCGCACCTCACGCTCGCCTGCTGTAATGATCGCTTCCTGTCCAGCCATTAGCTGCCAACCTCCACCCACTCGCCGTCCACAGTCAGCGAAATGCTGATTGTTGCTTCCGCCTGGTCCGGCATGGCCTCGCTCATGCTGGTGATCAACGCGTTGGCTGTTTCCAAAGTCACACCCATTTCTTCACGCGCCACCAGGATCAAATTGCCATCCCGATTGGCGTCTCTCAGCGCCTGGAAAGCCTCATTGCTCGGCACATACAGCGCATCCAGACTGATCGTCGCCCCATACCGCCCCGCGATCACCCGCTTTGCCCGCAGCGGTTTGCACGAAACGTCAATTTCCTCTGTCGTTTCCTCAAAGGTCACGTCCCGCTGGCAGCCGACCAGCTCATAAGCCGGCACCGCTTCGCTGCCTGTGTTCACCATCAACATCACATCACTGCCATTCATAGTCAAACCTCCTCGATTCTCATGATTACTGTTACGATCCGACCCTGGGCGTTTTCCTCATTCGCCGTGATCGGTCCTTCCACACTCGCAAACATCCATGTATGCCCGGCGATCGTCAGCCGTTGCCGGTGCAGCAGCGCCCGCACCCGTTCCGCAATCTGCTCCACCGTCTGGTCGCTTCCGCTAGGCGGCGCATAACAGCGCACGTCCCTGCGGATCGACCTGCCCCGTGACGTTTTGGTATCCGCCGGGCTTTGTGTCACCTCACCCGCCGTCACAATGCACGGCAGCGCCGAATCCCCTGGCCGCGGGTCGCTGGTGAAGATCGCCGGCGCACCCTGATACTTGCTCAGCATCCCGCACAGCGCCGCATCCCCTGCCAGCCTGCTGTAGATCGCCTGTGTGATCACGCTCATCTGCTTTTCTCCGCTATTTGCCTGTCAACAGATTGACGATCTCGCGCGCGTTTCCAAACACCGCTGGCCGCAGGTAAGGGTGCGCCGGGGCGCTTTCGCTCCCGGTTTCGATATAAAATCCGTGGTGCCCCGCCCCGCTGCCTCGCGGCCCAACCCTCATTCCCACCGAGATCACAATCTCCTTTTCCGACTTCTCCACCACGTGGGTCAGCAGATACTTCGACAGATAATGCCGGTAATTCTTGTCCCTCGCCGTGTCCGGATCTGTGATCGCATCCAGCCGCTGGCGTGCCTCCGTCTCCACGAACACACCCACCAGTTCGGCATTCGCTTCAAGTTGATCCAGCGCCATCTTTTTCACCACCGCCGGTTTCCATTCAACGATCGTCATGATCCGAAATCCTCCGTCACTTCCCGCTGCCGCACCATCAGGTCAATTTCATAGTGCTCACCCGCCAGCGATGGCTCTCGTACCGCCATCACCTCAGCCAGAAAATCGCCGCTCTCCACCAGATCGCCCCGGGCAATGTCCGTCCCTGCTTCCACATACAGCACGTGGCTCAGTTCCCGCTCCTCAGCCTGCGCCGTTTCGCGCTCAATGCTGCTGGCCGGTCGTGCCCGTCCGCGCACCCTGCCCAGCTCCGCCCACGAGATCACCCAGCCCCCCTGGCCGTCCGGGATCCGGTTGCGCCGCGAGATGGTGAACATCCGGTTCAGCAGAGACAAAAACGCCCGGCTCGTCATCATGCACCTGTGTACCGGTAACGGTTGAGCATGTCTTTTTCGCTCAACAGCAGCATCCGGGACGCTGAAACGCCCATCGGCCCCTGGTCCGCCCCGCCCCCCTGCTCGCTCGAAAAGCCCACCGAGAAATCGCCCAGTTGTTTCTGGGAAACGCCCAGCAGCCCGTCGCTCTCCACACTCCGCAGACCGGCCTGGAACATGCGGGCCGCGGCCCGCGTGGCGATTGCCACCACATCGTCCGGGATCGGGTCATACCCGTGGCTGTACACCACCTGGATATGCTGGATGCCCTCCGCCCACGGCCGCCCGATCCGGTGCAGGATCCCGTACTGCCCCAGCTTGTAATCCCTGCCCGCGGTCAGCGTCTCGTCGTCCTCGGTCACCGCATCCACCGCCAGCGCCGGCAGCTCCGGCAAAAACAGCCGCCCGCCGCCCGCACAATCCAGCCTGATCACGTCCTCCGCCACCAGCTCGATCAGTTGCCGGCAATAGTTCTGGATCGCCGCCTTCGCTTCTTTGATCGCCCGCTGGCAGCTCGCCACCTCGGCCGCTTCCGTGATCTCGATTTGCAGCAGATTCTGGACATCCTCAATCGTGCAGAAATCGCTCATTTCACCCGCCGAAATACGCCTCGATCGCCTGCCGCACTTTGCCTGGCAGGAAATCCAGTTCGCTCTCCATTAACTGATCAAACGTGTAGATGCCCCGCTCGTGCAGCGCCTCCACCGTTGATTTTCCGACGCCGGAAATCACCCGGAAATCATCCTGCACCGGCTCCACCGCTGGCGCTGGTTTTGTCTCCACCGCCTGTGGACCCTTGTCCGCTGGACCTTTGTCCGCTGCCGGCTGGCGCATTTTGTTTTCCGCCTGCGGCCTGGCTTTTGCCGGTAAATACCCTTTGGCGATCGCGTCCGCTTCATACATCTTCACCCAGCGCCGCGCCCCAATCTGCACTTTAACCAATGGACCCTTCATGTCTCCGCCTCCTGTTTCTATTCTCAAATGCCTCTCGCACCTTCTCTTCATCGCCGAAGTAGCATTTTGCCCACCGGCCCGGTTCCACTTCAACCTGCACCAGCTCCCGCCCGGCAAAATCCTCCGCCCGGTGGCTCATCTGCCGCCTGCCTTCCGTCCGCGCATGCCCGGTGCCAAACCAGTGATGCAGCAGCACCGCCTCACGCCTGTCCCGGCAGTTCCACGTATACGGCACCGTCTGGAAAACCGCCTCGCTCCGCAGCAGCGCCCGCAAAAGCGCCACCTGCTCGTCCCAGTTCTGGAAGCGCAGCCACTCCTCGCCCCACAGCTCAAACGCCCTGTCGGTGCGTTCATTGCGCCGCCAGAAGATCATCCCGCTGTTGTGATACAGCACGTGTTCTGTATGCAGCCACTCCGCCGTCCACTTCGATTCGCTCGGCCCGGCGATCGTGTCCACCAGGCTGCGCGTCTGCGTTTCCGCTACGATCAGATCCCAGCCCAATTCCAGCATCCCAAATCCGGCCGTTGGCGAGGATTTGAAAACCGTGTCCGCATCCACATACAGCGTCTGCTCAAACGGTGAGAGTTTGGCCAGCAGCGGTTTGATCCGCCCCGCCATGAACTTGTGCCCCCGCCGCCCGTTTTCGTCGAACGGGTCCGTCTCCACCAGGATCGTCGTCACCAGCGGCCTGCCCTCAAAATACGCCGCCGCCTCCGCATCGCCTGTCACCGTCACCGGCAGCTTTTCATGCTGCCACAGCGCCAGCATGCTTTGCTCTGCCTGGCTGATCGCCTGCTGCCCCCAGCACATGTAGATCACGCCGCGTTTTTCGCTCATTTCGGTGCCCCTTGTCTGCTTGCCGAGCGGTGATTATGATAGACAAACTGCGCCTGCATCTGCTGGTGCGTGTTGAACGGCGGCCGCATCGGTGCGATTCTCACCGGGTTTTTGTGGATCGCCCGCACCAGCGCCATCTGGTCGTGCTTCCCGTACCGCTCCCATTCCCGGCTCCACGCCTGGAACATCCGGCGTGTGCCTTCGTTGCGCCGGAAGAAGATCGCCCCGCTGTTGAAATACAGCACATCCACCCCGATCTCCTCCCGTGTCTTCTGCAATTCGTGCTGATCCAGGTGCGGCCATTTCACATCAGACAGTTTCCGGCTCGAATCCTGCCCCATCACCACATCCACATAACCCAGCATCTCAAACCCGAACGCCGGATCACTCACCAGCTCCGTGTCTGCGTCCAGGAACAATGTCTCTTCGAATGGGGACAGGGAGTACATCCGCGTTTTCTGCGCCCGCGCCCCTCTGTCAACTTCCCCATGCAGGATCATGTGATCTGCCCCTTCCAGCGCCTCATCACTGATCACCGCCACCGGCAGGTCGCTGAACTTCCGCAGACTGCGTATGCTCTCCTGCGCCTGTGCCCTGGCTTTCTCGCCATACGCCACATACAACACACCTCGCTCGGCGATCATCTGCCGGAACGCGATCATCACCCCGTCCCGCTCAATTTCTGCCCAGTCAGCATTGCGCCAGTCGTCCACCGCCTGTTGCACCTCCGGCCGTTCCAGCTTCTCGTTCCGCGCCGGGCCGTAATCATGCACACACAGCCCGCCCCCCGGGTTGATCTTTGGCGCCCAGTTTTCCAGGTCACGTGTGCATTCCTCATAACTGTGCCCCGCGTCAATGTGCAGCAGATCGATCTTGTGCCCAAAACCGGGTGCGATCTCGTCTGTCGTCCCCACGTGAAATTCAGCCGTCACGCCCACACCTTCCAGATTCTTGCGTGTTGCCTCCAGCGTGGAGCCCTCATAATTCCGGTGGCTCATATCCCCAAAGAAATCCACCCCGTGCAGCTCAGCCCGCGGGTTCACCAGTCCCATTGCCGCCAGCGAGCGCCCCTTGAAGCACCCCAATTCCGTGATCACCTGCGCCGAGCGCGCCATCCTGCACAGCACCGCCAGCTCCTCACGCGTCATCAGGCCGCCAATCTGCATTGCTTTTTCCGGGATGATCTGCATCATGCCTCCCTGGGGAGGCTGGCTTTCACCAGCCTCCCTGATCTCATCAAAACCATTACGATCCGTCGGTCAGCTCGACTTCGCAGAAAGCGGACGGGCGAATCACGCCAAACGCGGCGCGCAGTTCGGCCAGAATGGCCACCATGTTGCGGATGAAGAAATCCGCATGGCTGTCGCTCACCTGGATGTTGGCGGCCTCGCGATCCCACAGCACGGCCTTGCGCCAGTCACCCAGCAAACAGGACCCTGCGGTAACCACCGGGCTTTCCACGACCGGATAACCCCACAACTGGCGGGCTCCCTGCACCATCGGCCCGCCCCAGTAATAGCGATCTTCTCCGTCCTGCAGCAGCTCGATGGTTTCCCAGTCCTCCGGGTTCATCAGCCACGCGGTCGGACGCACCCGGCCGGTCACCCGCAGCGATGTGATCGCCTGGCGCGTGGTGGTCAGGATGTTGGTGTTGAACGGCTGGGTCAGGATGTGCGGGGTGTTCAGGATGCCGGTGAAATTCTCGCCGTCCCCGCCGCCGTTGACGATCTGGTTTTCCATTTCCTCGTTCAGATCATCCCGCAGTTCCTGGTCGATGATCCCCCGGATCTGGGCTGCGTCCGACAATGCCCGCTTGGTGGCTGGCACCCACACTGCGATCGTTTTGACCGCTTCCTGCACCTTCTCAAAACCGAGCTTGCCTTCCGGTTTCTTTCCGGAAACTTCGCCCGGATAACCGGTGTAATCGGTCACGTTGGACTCAGGCACCGCGGCGGCTTCCTGCACCTGCACCGTCTGGCGCACAAACTCCACCAGGTCGCTGCCGGTTTGGCGTTTGGCGATCAGGTCCATCACTGTCAACGGGTAACGGCCAATCGGCTCGTAGATCCCCGTGTAATCAGTCTGCACGAATGCCCCCGCGCTGGTCACGTCGGCCCCGGTCACCAGGTCCTTGAGCAGGTGCTTGAACTCGACTGGTGGCGAAGAGATCTTCGCCCGGTCGGGCACACGCCCGCCAGGCGCAACCTGCTTCAGCCAGGCCTGCCACTGTTCGGATTCGATGAACTGCTCACCGAAAGTGAGTCCCTTGCCGGGCTGTGCGGGTGCATGCGCGCCCTTGTCTTTTTGCTGGTCGGCAAACTCGCCGCTGAGCTCATTGATGAACTGCTTCAAAGAAGCGTCACCTTCCTGCTGCTTGGCTTTTTCCTTCAATTCCTTCGCATCTTCCAGCAGCTTGGCCACATTTACCCGCTCATCTGCATTGAAGTCGCGGTCTTCCTTTTCGGCCTTCTCGGCGATATCCCGCGCCTGTTTCAGCAGCGCCTTGATTTGCTCTTGTAGATTCATGATCAACTCTCCATTTCAATAACATCGATTTGCGTTAGATAAACCTGCGGTGAGGCGCCGCTCGGCACACCGTCCCCGGTCTGGCCTTCGTCGTTATTCTCCGCACCATCCTCAGCGCCCGCGTTCGCGCCGGCGCTCTTGATGTCCACTGTACCCGTGCCGATTCCCGCCCCCAGCATCACCGGCGATACCTCGTGCACCACCAGCGTTTCCAGGAAACGCACGTGCCTGTCCCCGTGTTTGCCATCCGAGGACTTCACAATATCAAACCCGTAGGACCACTCCTGCAGCTCCTCCAGATTCTTGACCGTTTTGTAGGTCTCCAGCCCGGCCGCTGTGTCCAGGAAGAATTGCCCGTCCACCCAGGCAATCTCTTCGTTGGCATGGATCACACCCTTGCCCACCGGCAGGTCATGCCAGCGGTGCCCCCAGTACGCAATCCGCACCTTCTGCCCGTCCTCAAACGCACCCGGCAGGGTCACATCCCCGTCATGGTCCACAACATTGAATCGGCTGAACACCGCCCGAAACTGGCCTTCCTGGCCCTCATCCAGCTTCAACTCGATCGCTGCTTGATAGGTCTTTTTGTTCATGGTTTCACCTCTTGCCTTCTGCCAGTCGGCAGGATTGATATCGGTTTGATCAAACCAGTTATCGATATAGCTATGCCAGGCATCTGGCCGCTGGTCCGCATCACACCGTCTGTGCGCTTCGTCTCTGCTGATCTCCAGCAGCAACACCTCTGCTCCAAATCGCTCACGCATCGTCTCCAGTTCGGCATTTTTTCGCGTTGATGTGATGATCCATGCTGCCTGGCTTTTGTTTGCTTCCAGCTCTGCAAAAATCGCATCCCGCGCTGCCAGCACATACGGCAGGATTTCGTCCAGATGCTGATGAGATTCCTGCAGCGATAGCGCGCTGTGCAGAATGTCATAGTCGTACACAAGCTCACCGCGGTTCATCTTTTGCCGCACATATGTGCTTTTTCCGCTGCACGGTGCCCCAGCCACGATCATCCTCATAGCGAAAACTCCAAACTGCAATTGCAATTCGCATTGTTTTCAGCGCCGCCGCTCGGGTCTCCCGGCCAGCGCATCCCATTCGAGAACCGTTCCCGGATCCCGACTGTTTCACCATCCATCGCCAGATGTGCGTCCCTGGGATTGGTACTGTTCACCCGCCAGGTCTTGGTTTTCAGCTTGGCCGCTTTTGCGCCCTCGTACGCGCCAAAACTTGAGGCGCTGGTCACCGCTGTGATCGCCTGCCGCACCGCCCACACCGATCCGGCCAGCAAAAACACCCGTTTCACCGCTTCCAGCGGCTCCGGGTCAGCGATCGCTTTCTGCACCTCATCCCTGGTGTATTCATTGATATAGACCGCCTGCCGCTGGGCATGTTCTTTCAGCCACGGCATCATCCACTCTTCCGAGAGTTCCACCCCGAACAGCAGCGCGATGTACTTCGCCCAGGCCACCGCCGTCATGATGTTCAGCCGCAGGATGTCCTCATACAGTTCGGCATTCCAGCGTTCGTCGTCCCACCACACACCGCCGATGTCCGTCTTTCCCAGTTCTGCCGGTAGTTTCGCCAGGATCGCCTTTTCCTGCCGCCGGTAATGCCTGGCCAGCGCCTCCGTCCATTTCAAACGATGTGCTTCAAACATTTCCGGCTGATTGCTGTTGGCAGCCGCCAGCTTGATCTCTTTGATTCCCTTTTCCTTTGGCGCGCTGTCGCGGGGGCTGGCCTGCGCTCCCATCAACACATTCAGCGGCGTCACCAGCTCATCCGCTCCAGGATCATCCAGCCGCGGCAGGTTCATCACTGCCCGGCCTTCATTCGCCGTCATCCACGGCCGCCCGATAGCGCTCTGCAGGCTCTTGCTCTGCTGTTCAAAATCGCCCTGCAGTTTCTCGGCGATGTTGAACTCCACATACACCCCGTCCGTGTCATCAAATTCCGGCAGCAGTTGCAGATCCACGTCCTGCTCCACCATCGTCAGCCACGGCCCCAGCACATCCGTATACAGCATTTTGTGCTGTTCGGCGATGTTGTTAAACGTCGCCCGATCCAGGATGCCCACCAGCGGCGGCGGGATGTGATACGCCCTGGCGCATTCCTCACGCGTCAACCGCCGCCCCTCCAGGTATTCCGAGTCCTTCGGGTTGAACGTGGAAGTTTTCCAGGTCATGCCCTCCTCCAGGATCGCCGTCTTCCCGCTGTTTTCGCCCCCGGAATACAGCGCCTCGAACTCCGCCTTGAACCGCTGCATCGCTTTCGGCTCCCAATTGGGCGCAGCCAGTGGCCGTTCGATCACCCCACCCATGCGCGCCGAATTGCGCCAGAAATGCTCCCGGTAATCACCTGCTGCAAATTCCTCAGCCAGGATGCGCCGCAGGGTTTCCATCGGCGAAAGCCCGAAAACGTTGCTCTCCGAGTTGTAACCCCGAATATGGACAACCGTCTGGGGCGTGTACTTTTTCAGCATGCCCCCATAGCTGAACTCGTACCGTTCCGGCACCAGGCCGCCGTAGACTGTCACAAACTGCGGCGGCAGCCGCAGCAGCCCCAGCGGACCATCCTTCACCTTGATCTTCAGCCAGTACGCGTTGAACCAGATGCCCATGTCACTGATCAGCGATTCGATCAGCCGATAGCGTGTCACCTTGAAGTCTGCCGGCAGTGGCCGGTTGATGACGCTCGCCAGCGGATGATCCCGCAGCCGCACCCGGTTGTCGTCCCCCTCGCGCCGGAAAACGTGCAGCCCCAGCTGGGCAATATTCCTTGCCAGAAAATCCACACAGGTGCGCACGTTCGGCTGCGTTTTGTACAGCTTCGCATACTCGTAGCTGTGCTGGTCGTACAGCGTAATGCTGCCGCCCTGGCCGCCGGTTGGCCACCAGTTCGCTGGCATATTGATCAGATTAGATTCCGATACAACGATTGGCATCAGTTCACCGCCTGCATCACCTGGATGAAATCGACATTGGCCCGCTCGATCAGCACCTCGCCGTCCACCGGGATGCGTTCACCTTTTCCGTGAATCATTTCGGCATTTCGCAAGATCAGGTAACCAAAACGCTTTCTCCACACCACGCCCCGGAACACCGTGCCAGATTTGAGATTCACCACAACAGTTCGTAAAACGGGATATAAGCGCAGCATCATTCCTCCTATACCGCCAGCAATCCGCGGTCTTCATATACCGACCGTTTTGGCGGTTGGTGCCTCAATGCCCGATCCAGGGCCATCACCATCGCCACTATGCCGTCGATTTTTTCAATCGATTTCTCTTTATCCGGCTTCAGATTGCCCGCCGGGTCCATTCGCACCACCAGGTTATTCGCCATCCAGTTTGATACCGGGTGATTCCCGTGCGATAGCTTATGCTCCAGGATCAGCCGCTCCAGTTCCTTCATCGGTGGCGCCATGCTGGCAAATCCCTGGCCGAACTGCACCAGCCAGTCATCCCCGCCTTTTTCCATCAACGCCGTCTGGATTTTCGTCGCACCCCACCGGTCAAATGCGATCTCGCGAATGTCGTACACCTTCGCATCTTCATCGATCTGGTGCAGGATCCACTCATAATCGATCACCGCCCCCGGCGTGGCGGTGATGAAACCCTGCCGCACCCACACGTCATACGGCACCCGGTCCCGCCGGGCACGTTCCAGGATCGCATCCTGCGGAACGAAATACCTCCACAAAATGTCAAAATTGTCTTCATCAGTCGCTGGCGGGAAAACCAGCACGAACGCCGAAATATCGGTGTTACCCGAAAGGTCCAGCCCTCCATAACAGGACCGCCCCCGCAATCCCAGGGCGTCCACCGCCCCGGAGCAGGCGGACCAGTGTTCAAAGCTGATCCACTTCGTCTCAGACTGTGTCCACAAATCCAGGTGCAGCCTCTGGAATGCGTTCATCTGCGATGGCATTTCCTTTGCCCGTTTGGCCAGCGTCTGCATATCGATCAGCTTTTTTGATACACCCAGGTTCGGGTTGGCTTTGATCCACACCGATTCATCGTCCCATGCGTCGTCCTCATCAATCGTGTAGATCAATCCAAACCAGGAATCATCTTCAATCACCCCTTCCAGCACCTTGCAGGTGTAATCGTGCTGCTGAAAACACAGGCTGTTGCGGTCATAACCGGCCGTGGTGATCGCGAACATCAGCGGTTGTCGTCTGGATCCCGTGGCAGTTTCCATCACGTCCCAAACATCGCGGTTCTTCCAGCGATGCACCTCATCCGCCAGCACGCCGTGCACGTTCAGGCCGTCCATAGTGTTATCATCCGCACCCAGCGGTTCAAACTTGCTCGCCGTGTCCAGGATGTGGATGTTGTCCCGGAAGATCGTCACTTCCCGGCTGATGGCCGGTGAAGACTTTGCCATGCGGGTCGCTTCGCTGTGCGAGATTCGCGCCTGGTCGCGTTTCGTGGCCACCGAGTAGATCTCGGCCCCTGGCTCACCATCTGCCAGCATCAGATACAATCCCAAACCTGCCGCCAGTGTCGTCTTGCCGTTTTTCCGCGCAACTTCCAGGTAACTCGTGCGAAACCGGCGTGCACCATCGGCTCGCTTCCAGCCGATCAACATGGCAATGTTGAACTGCTGCCAGGGTTCAATGTGCAGCGGAAGCCCGGCCCACTCGCCCTTGCTGTGTTTCAGCAAATGGAAAAAGGCGATCGCCTTTTTCGCTTCAACCTCGTCAAAAAAGAGTCCCCGCTCAGCACCATGCTCTAGATCGTTCATGTGACGCTCGCAAGCCAGCCGCACCCACTTGCATGCAGCCTGCTTCCCGCTCAGAACATCATCCACATATTGCTGATACGTAAACTCAATCATTGTTCACCATCGAAAACAGTTGTTCCGCCAATGACGGCTCATCTTCGTTCGTTGCCACTCGCAGCCGGGACCGTTCTGCCGGTGTCAGTCCGAATTCACTGAACATCCGCCGCATCTGATCCCATGCACGATTGCCAATAGCAAGCCACGGGCTCTGATACAGCGCCCCCGTGGTCGGCGAAGTAATTACCGCCGGCTCTTCCTGCAGCTTGCGCTCAGCCTCCATCCACCGCGCCGCGCTGGCGCAGAACATGCCCAACGCATACTTATCCACTGTCGCAAACAGCCCCGCATTCAAGAGCATCTTCCCCAGATCCCGCCAGATCACCTTGCCTTCCTCGGTCAGATAATCCGGCGCTGGCAGCATCCGCCCCGGAACATCGAACTGTGGTTCGACACCATTCATCGCACGCTTCCCCGGATTCCCGGAGAGATTCTTCAGTGCGGTTGGTTTTGGTGTCGGTCCTGGTCTCATTTCCATTGCTCCTTTACGCTACCCCCCAGGGGGGTCTAATTCGCGGGTGTTTCGCCGAGATTACCGCAACGCCGCCGACTATACGCATCGACAGAGATCCAAACGCCCTTACCCTCTCCCATATCCCCAAACCCTTGACCATCCGCCTCAGCCATCCATCCTCCGCCCACCAACGCGCTGACCAGCCCGCTCAGCGCAGAAAACCAACCGCACCCGGCCGCCTCCCCGCTCCCCGCGCTGACCATCCGCCCCACCAGCAGACCGTCCGCCTCAGCGCCCTGCCCCCGCACCGCACCAGCGCTCCCGGCCGACCCGCCGCCTTCCGCAGCGCACCCCGCAGCCCTCCGCCGCCCGGCGCACCCAGCCAGGCATGGGGGGCTATCCTGGGGGGTAACCAGGGGGGTAAAAACACGGGGGCCAAAACCAGGGCTATTTTTTCTCACCCACCCCTCCCCGCTGCCTGGCATGCAGCCGGCTATGACACGACCTGCACATCGCCATCAGATTCCCGTATTCATCCGTGCCCCCGTCCCGCCGCTCCACCACATGATGCACCAGCACCGCCCGCGCCCCACACGCACAAAACGGATTCGCCTGCAAAAACCTGGCGCTGATCATCCGCCAACTCGGCCCATAATCCGCATGCCTGCCATCCCTGCGCCGCTCCGCACTCTCCGCCCGCTGACGCTCACGCAGATGCTCATCACAAAACCATCTGCCCGCCTTCGTCACCAGATTCGGGCACCCGCCAGCAGAACACGGCCGTGCCGGCCTATTCGCCATCCGCTTTCTCCTTCTCAATGGCCTTCAATCGCTCCCGCGCCACCTGATAAAAATTCGGGTCCATTTCAAAGCCAATAAAATATCTGTTCATTCTCAAGCTGGCCGCTCCCGTCGTGCCCGATCCCATGAAGGGATCCATCACCACTTCGCCCGGTGATTCCTGCAGGATCTTCTCAACCAATCCCTGTGGCTTCTCTGCCGGGTGTCCGTGCGGTTTGGTGCTCGACCACGGATACTGCCACACATCGGTCAGGCTGCGGTTCGGGATGCGGTAATCGCCCTTCAAAAACAGCGCCACCATCTCATAAGACTGCCGCAGCCCCTTCATGCTGCCCAGGCCAGTCCACCGCTTATCCCACACCAGCAGCGATGCAATCGGCCAATCGATATCGCAGGACGCCTTCTGAAAAGTCACCAGCGACCGCCAGTTGAGGAATGTCCACAAACATCCGTCCGACTTCAAGATCCGGTGGCATTCACGTATCCAGGCTGCATACCAGTGCGCCGGGTTGACCATGTCTGCCCAGGCACTCAGCTTGTACTTCTTGCTGTTCAACGATGATTTGATATTCAGCGTGTACGGCGGATCTGCTACAACAATGTCAACAGTTTTATCGCCTATGGCTTTCATCAGCTCCAGGCTATCCCCAAGATACAGCTCATAATTGGTCATCATGGCCACCATCCTCAAAGTCTTTGGTTTTTAAGGTTCAAAAGGTCAAGCGCAAACATCAATGCAAGGTCGGGTGCGCCTCCCACAGCCGGTCCAGCTTCTCCGCGTCGCTCAGCACGTCCGGCACAACCACCTCCGGCGGCGCCACCGCAGAAACCACCTCCAGCCACACATTCCCGCCCAGCCCCCAGCAGCTCCACTGCTGCACCGTGCTGTTCGCCCGCACCCACTTGTTACCGCCCGCGTCCACCGTCTCTTCCACCACATCGAACACCGCCCCTGCAAGCCGCACCCCCATCCGGTTGGCATTGTTCACCAACGGCTGCGAGCGGATCACCAGCCCGTCCCACGGCAGCACCTTCACCGCATACAGCACCGCCGCCGGCGTCTGCTCCGGCGTATACGCCACAAAGAACGGCTCCGGATCCACCGCAAACGCCCCGCTCACAAACGTCCCCGGCGCGGCCTGGCTCTCCGGCCGGATCTCAAAATGCAAATGCGGCCCCGTGCTGTTGCCCGTGTTCCCGCTCAGCCCCAGCACCGTGCCCACCTCCACTGTCTGCCCCGGCTCCACCATGTTCTGGCTGAAATGCGCATAAATCGCCTCGAACCGCTTCCCGAAGGCCGTATGCGCCACCCGCACATGATGCCCATACCCCGTCCCATCCGTGCGCACCTGCGTCACCTGCCCCGGCGCTACCGCCATGATCCGCGTCCCCGTCGGGCAGGCAAAGTCGATCCCGTTATGCCCCGCCAGCCCCCATTGACTGTAATACTGCGGATTCTCCCCAAACCGCTGACTCACCCGGTAATACTCACCCGGCACAAAAGGAAACGGGATACTGATTTTCCAGCTCATCAAACCTCCTCCGCCTTCGGCGTCGAATCCAGCGTGAATGCCGGTTGAATATTGTGCCGCCGCAGTTGCTCGATCAGCACCCCCACCCCCCGCCGCAGCCAGCAATTCTCCACTTCCAGCGAATGCACCCGCCGTTTCAAATCGGCAATATCCGTGCGCATCTCCCGCACCAGATCCAGCGAAGTCCCCACCTGCACGTCGGCCGCCTCAACGCTGGTCTTCTGAGTGGCCGCTTTTTCTTTTTTTAATTGTTGGCCAATCAGCACAAATGCCGGAATGTTGATGATGGCCGTGATAAGGATCATTGTCCAATCCATTGCTTACCTCTGCGAATCAGTGACGGGCCGCCCGATCAAACCGCACCGCGGGCCGCCGCCTCGCCGGCAGCGGCCCGCCCTGGATCAATCTCACTGATCGGTGTCCAGCACGTGCGAATTGCTCACCCCAAAGAACGGAACGCCCTTGATTGCATAATGGGTCAACTTGGAGCCCAAAAGCTGCGAAATATAAGCCACGATCACCGTCAGCACATTTGCAAACTCAGCCGCCTGCTGGTCCAGCCCAGGCACATCCAGATCAGGCTGGAACATCTTCACCAGCAGCAAACCCGCCAGGCCGGCCAGGTTGAGCGCTGCGCTCCAGGTCTGCGCCGTGTCATCCTTCACCACCCCGGCCAGCTTCAGCAAGTTGATCACTACCGCAATCACTGCCGCAAAGCCCAACAACGTACCCCACTGCCCAACTAACGCATCAAACATCGGAAACCTCCTCAAACCTGAAAAAGTGAATGTCGGGAAAACAAAAAACGCCCGACGCCAAAAAGGCGCCGGGCGCTCATCTCCGACAGCGGCCGCAACAAAAATAGAGGCCTGCAAAAAACATTTACCTACTGGTAAGTATACATCAAATCACCCCCAAAATCAACCGTCCTCCCCCACCCAGCGCCGCACATCCCCGCACACCAGGCAGCGCACCACACCATCCCCATCGACCGCACACACCCACCCATCCTCATCCAAACCATCCGGCAGCATACTCTCCGCCGGCAGCACCTCCCGCAAAACATGCAGCACCGTCCGCTGGCCCGCAGTCCGCACCGCCATCCCCAAAATGCCCCCGCAATTCGCACACCGCCACGGCTTCGTCATCTCATCAGGCACACTACCCTCCCCATCAGCCGCCACACACCCACCGCCGCGATCAACACCACCAGCACCCTCGCCACCCAGGCCATCGCACGCGAAAACCGGCTCCACGGAATCTTCATCCCTTCACCTCTGGCGGGTTGGGCATCGGCCTCCAATGAGTTACTTCACTGCCTGCAAACGTATAAAAAATACCCTTGCGAAAGAAAACAACATCAATTCCACATCCGATCCATACCATTACTAAGGTATCATCTTTAGGCAATCTCTCTTCGACCGGAATCCATCGTTGCGATTCTTCCAGCTCGACAATGCGGGCTTCCAGCAGGGGTATTCGTTCCAGATCAGATGATATGCTGGTAGCGTCCCTTTCGTATTCTGCCCCATCGCTGATATACAGTTTTCCGTGATCTACCAATCGTTCAGTCATCGCCTTCCTCCACCTTATCCTATCAGAAGCCTCTTGAATACCTTGTCCATTGTGACATCATAAAGCAGCGAATACCTCGTGACGGACTGAATTGCGGGTAAATCTTTTTAAAAGCCGTTTCTGCTGCCATATAATCACGGGCTTCGCTGACTTTCAACACATTGGTATACTTCACCAAAAAAAGCAGTCCAATAGAAGGCGCACGCGATAGGCCTTGATTGCAGTGAACCAACAACTTTGACCCGGCTGTTATCTTTTCCCCAATAAACATCAAAGCATCGTCGATCGCTCTTTTCGATATAAATTGTTCTTGATCTGCATCTACTAGATTCAAGATCAATCTATTGCCTCGAATTGCGCTGCAATATTCGGGATGCCCTTTTGGGGGGAATTTTCCCGTATATCCCAATGCAATTCGATGATATGGTTCTCTGCATGCATGTACTACCGCGTCTACCACCCCATGATTTATTTCAAAGTCTTTTTGGTTTCCTACAAAAAGATTAGGCATTATTTCAATCATCTCGTACCTCCCGGATACCATCGCTCCATCCATCGTCAGCCTCTGGCGAGCAGTAATCAGATATACACTTCTCGAGGGTATCCACTCGCTCCCGCAGTCTCACAGCCTCATCGAACAGGATCGGAAACCGAATAATCGTTGACCAGTGAGGGCCAGATTTCACATTTTTTCCGCGATGTTTATCGGCATACCATTTGCAATCGTTCAGAATCTCGTTGTCGACCATTTTTACTCCTCCTGTGGATGCAAAAATCTAAACCTCTCAATGGGCACATGGATTATTTCGCCGGACGTCGTTTCGATCACAGCAAATTTAAAATCAGGAGTAAAGTTTACAAATCCACCCTGTCGTTGTTCTCCATATCCAAATTCCTCGTCTCTATAATTTTTTGGAAAAATTTTATAAATAACTTGCCTCATCGCTCACCTCCTCTTCCTCTTCTCCTCTCTCGCACTTCGGGCAGAACCATTGCCCCGCCCAGTCCTGCTCTAAGCAGGTATCACACACACGGCACTGTTTCGGCTCAGTCGGCAATGGCGGATCATATATATTCATCCCTTCACCTTCTCAAACTCCACCACCCACACCCACGGGTTAGCGTCCCAACCGTAGCCACGCTTTTCGTTGATGGAGTTCCACAACTGACCAAAAACATATCTTGCGCCGGCTGGAGTAAATCCATATTTATTTTTCTTGCTTGCTAGTTCTCCAATGCCCTCGCTCACGCAATCTTCCGGCGCAATATCCTGCACCCGTTCCACGCGTACCGATTTCACCCGCAGCCAAATACGCGTAGCCCATTTTGGCATGAAAATCGACGGCCGCTTGTACCAACCGTGAATATCTTTACTCTTACCATTAGCCAATTTTTCAGGTGGATTATCGTAGAATAATACTTCTTGCGTTTCAGGAATAAATTTGTACCTCTGTTTTCCTGTGGCTGTAAATCCATTCTTCACCCAATGCCCAAAACGATAGTGTGTCTCCCTCACCCACAGCAAGTCATCAGGCTGGCCGTAAGGGCACACTGCAGGGCAAATGGCCAATGTTCTTTCTTCGATTTCCTCTGAATGAAAATAAGCGCCAAATCGGCCCTGGTACCGTTTTTTTGTCATATATCCCAATTCGCCAATTTTAAATAATTTCCACAAGTCGCTGGCTATGTTGACATCTTCCAGCCCACGAGTTCTCCTGGTCTGCGTCTTTTTACCGTCCAGGATTGCCCGCACCATTTCTGCGCTGAATAAAATAGGGTGCTCGCTCACCTCTCCACCTCCTCACTCGGCTCAATCGTACTGATCAGCGTGAACCCGCACCCAGGCCGGCCCTCACTCTCAAAATCATCCTCCATCAGCAGCTCCCAAACCCTGTCCACCACCGACTGGCAGAAAACCTCGTTACCCGTCAAAATGATCTCAATTTTCTCCCTCATCCGCCCACCATCCCCGCCAGCCAAAAAATCAGTCCTGCCCCCAAACCGCACAACGCCACCACCGAAAGCAGCGCCACCAAAACCGCCCACCCCGACGCCCGCAAACTATCCGCCACATCCTGCCTGCGCAAACCGTCCACATCCATCTCACACCCCGATCCGTAACACCGTCATCATCACCAGCAGCACCAGCACCCCCACCGCCAGCCGCCGCAGCCACCAAACCCGCCGACTGTCCCTCACGTCAAGCCACCCACCGGCCTGGCGATCACAAACAACCGCCCCCAATCCGGGTTATCCCCCCGCCGGATGCACGTCTGCAGCACCGCCCGCACATCCCCCCCATACATCTCGTAAAACACATTCTCCACCCCCAACACCTCACCCGTCTCCACATCCCGCAGTTGGTGCGCATCCACCACCGCATACTCACGCATCTCCACCACCGCATACTGCACCACCGCCCCATCCCCAAAGATCACATGCACCACGTCCCCCACCCCCAGCCGGAAAAACAGCGCTCCCGCCAGGTTATTATGCGCCAGCAAGCCCACATTCCCCGTCAGATCCCGCACCGCCCGGAACTCCGTCACCACATGATCCTGGTTGAACACAAACGCCGGCGCATCATACGGCTGCTGCCACACCTCATGCGCCAGAACCCCCTCCACATACACCCCCACCACCTGCCGCGCCCCCTTGCGCTCCATCGCCAGCGCAAAATTCGCCAGAA